ACAGGAAAACACTATATGTTCGATGGTACGGATACATGGAATGAGGTGGCTTAATCTGTGGTTAGAAAAGATCCGACATTTCAGAAGACAATATTCCAAAACAACCTCTTTAATGTAAACTCAGAAAACTCAGCAAGAAGAAAGATATTTCAAAGAAACGTATTTCAGAATGATGCGTTTAGTATTGAATTTGTATTTCCACCAGTGTTTGATTCAAAATCTGTATTTCAACAGAATGTTTTTCAGGGCTCTTGGAAGATATCTGACACTACAGCAGATAATGTTGGTATAACGGAATCAACACCAAACACAGTAATGGGTAGGGTAAGGACAGTAGCAACAGAGATAATCAATATAGCAGAAGCAAATATATTCTCAAGGGGTAAGTATAGATTCATCGGTGAGAATGTAGCATCATCAGAAAGTATAGGAAGGGCAAGAGATGTCGCAAGATCAATAGCAGAGAGTATAGCAGTATCACACTTTGACGGTAGAATAAGAGACTTGGCTAGGACACTAGCTGAGAGTATGGGAATAACAGAAGTGATATCAAATGGTAGAGTATTGGCTAGAACCTTGTCTGCCAGTATAGGAATGGTTGAAAACCAAATGCAGAGACTTGCAAAATATCATACATTATCTGCAAGTGTAGGTATAGTAGAAGCCAATGATAGGGTAAGAGGACTTGTGAGAACACTCACACATGATATAGCAATGGCAGAAACATTATCAAGAATATTAAATAAAGCACATTCGGTTGCTGAAACTGTAAACATAAAGATTGGAGATACATTCCAGTCTAATATATTCCAGAATAATGTATTCCAGACATTAAGTGAGGTAATAAAGGTATCTGGTAAACTTAGAGCATTAGGAGAGACTGTTAATATGACAGAAAGTAATGATAGGGTAAGGGCAGTAATTAGAATATTGTCTAATTCTATAGGTATAACAGAAGTCAATGACAGATTTAGAGCATTAGTAAGAACACTTGCACACACCATAGGTATGACTGAAACAAACTATAGGTCAAGGACATTGGCAAGAATATTAGCAGCCACAGTAGGATTAACTGAAACCAATTACAGGTCAAGAACTCTTGCAAGAGCACTAGCAGAAAGTGTTGTTGTATCACACTTCACTGGAAATATAAGGGATGTAGTGAGAAGTCTATTAGAAACAATAAACATAACAGAGTTAAACCCACACCTAAGATTAAGAATAAGAATACTTTCAGAGACAACAAGTTTGGCAGAGGTTATAGGAAGATCAAGAACACTTGTAAGAATGCTAAGTGAATCATTGGGTATTGCAGAAACAAATATAAGATTTAGAGCATTGGCTAGAACAGTAGCTACTGAGATAGTTAATATGGCAGAAGTAGCACAAAACTTGAGAGGTAGGTTGAAGGCTATATCAGAATCAGCAGGAGTTACTGAAAGCTTAACACGCACATTAGGCAGAATAAGGGTAATATTAGAAACAACAGGAATTACTGAGATAATACCACATCTAAGGGCACGAATAAGAATATTAGCTGAAACATTAAGTGTTTCAGAAACCAATTATAGAGTGAGAGGATTAATTAGATATATATCTGAGGTTATCAGTATAACCTTTACGATAAATAGTGTGATGGGTCAAGTAAGAATTATAGATGAATCTGTTGCAGTAGTTCATTTCACAGGAAGGTTACTTAGAGAAGGATTTGTAAGAATAAGAAAGATAGGAAGGTTGTTTAGTAGAGGACAGGGTAGTAGATTATATAGACGAGGTAAATCTACCAAAACTTATAAACGTGGGCAGTCAAGTAAAGGTGCAGATCGATAATGTCAATGGTAAGAGGTAGAGCAATAGAATATAGAGTAAAGGCTGGTAGTAGAGCTACACTAGAAATGACTATAAATGATTCTACAGGGGCTGCTAAATCCTTAACAGATAATGTTACATATGCTACAGGAACATGGAAAGTGTGGAAACCAGACGGTACACTTATAATTAATGGTGCAATAACATATGATAATAGAGCTAACGGTCTGGTAATATACGCATTAACTGCCAACGATACTGTTATAGCCAATGCAGGAAACTGGGAAGGGGAGATAGAACTTTATAATTCAAGTGGTATTCTAGTTGAGCAAACACAAACTTTTAGTTTCATAATAGAGGAGAGCTACTAATGGGTAAAATAATTCAAACAACAGGTGGAGTTTGTGAGTTATGTGGTCATCATCAATCAAATCACTATCATAATGATGGTTGTGACCTATGTGATTGTAAAAGCCGTGGCAGAAGAGTAATCACGTAACATTTATATTAGGGATCAATCCTTAACAATACATGATTACACTGGATAAAGTAAAAAATAAGGTATATTTTGCCTTTAGAAAGTCACAGATGAAGGCAATGGAGACTGAAAGATTGGGTGTAATTCATGTCTCAGATTTGATCAAACCATGTTCAAGAAATGTCATGTATAGTAAGTTCAGCAAGCACCCAACAAGTGCAAACGATATAAGAAGTCTATTCTATGGTCAGATAATTCATCAGGCTACAATATTAAATGATGATAAAAAATATAATGAGATGTTTTTAGGTTATGATTATGTGAGGGATGAGCCTGTAAGTCTTGAGGAAGCACAGGCATTAAAGCCTGACGATCCACGACATTTAGATATAATATATGGTTCAATAGATGACTTGATTAAGGTAGATGATGAGTGGATTATATGTGATAAGAAAACAACAGGAAGTATTGACTACTTTTCGAAATATAATTCAAAACCTAGTGATAGTCATAGAGACCAGATTAACAGATATAGGGTTCTACTTGATAAGTGTTATAACATAAATGCGAAATTCGGAGCTGTGGTATACATATCTAATAATGTACCAAAAGATAAGATTGACAAACCGTCAGTTTTACCCTTTAAATTAGACCAAATAGAGAAAACTTTACAAGATATGGTTGAAAAAGCTAAGATTATTAAGGAATCATATACACAGAAGATACTACCAGAGAGGACATTTTGTTATATGTGTGATAATTTTTGTCCGTATGCCACTAAATGCTTTACAGATGAGAGTGATAAAATTGAGACATGAAGACAAGGTAAGGGATGTTGTTCTTTTCATGCATGAAGCATTAATACATGAACCTATAGATCCTGTAGAATATGGTGTTCCTCCCAAATGGATTAATATTAATGATGATGAAATACGTGGAATGATTCGTGCCCTTCGTTGGGTTCTGGATGATTCAGATGAAAATTTACTTTAACGCTAACAACAAGGCTCATCTTGAGACTCTTAAGGCTTGTGGGGCTAAAAACGTCCTTTTAGCATACAAGTATTCATATGCTAATATTAAGAAGTTTTACGGTAATTTTGATTCAATAATGGTTGTAGCTGGGGTAGGTGTAAATCCAGATAAATATCATAGTTGGTTAAAAGATAAGAAAGAATATTATAATTATGCTACACAGTTTGATGTATATTATGATATGGAAAAGACAATAAAACATTGGGAAAAAGAAAAAGAGGAGGGAATAGATTGGACACTACCTGTATTACAGGAAAACTATCTGCAACATATAAGTAGAATTAGACCAAAGTCAGGTTCATATGTTTGTCTTGGGGAGATAAAAGGTAAGTTTGAGACAGAAGACCAGATGAGAAAACTACCTGCAAACTTAAAGTTTCACGGTCTGGCAAAAGGCAAGTTTGTCCAAGATAGAAAATTTCATAGTATAGATACTAGTGGTTGGGTTTCTGCTGCTATGAGTAAAAAGACAGAGATATGGAGTGGTAACAGTACATACTCCATGTATTTTGGTCAAAAGGGCAGGGGTATGACACCAATGTTAAGGCATTCATGTGAGGTTTACAGAGATAATATGGATAAATTAGGTATAAATATAGAAGATGTTATCAATGCAGATTACTACACATTGCTTAAAATACCACTTGCATTACTATTTATGCCCATGTGTAAAGCTTTAAATATGTATGACGAAAACTTTAATAATTGATTTGATAATTGGTATTCATGACTAAGGATGATTTGTTCAAGATAGAGCCTATTGAGGGTAATATTACTATCGATAAGAGAAAGACTGTATCTCCATTTAACTCGGTTAAACACCTAAAGACAGCAAACATACCAGCACTATGTGATCAATGTGTATATAGGTCTATTGATGATGGTGGGAATGGAAAGTGCCCAAAGTATGAAAAGGGTGCAGTGTGTGCTATCAGGGAGGACTTTGTTAAATTCATCAATGATTTGGATACAAGAAACCCAGAAGACTTGAAGGCTATGATAGATATGATAGCAAAACTATCATTTGAAAATGTTCTTATGGCTTTGACACAGGCTAAAATGGATGGAAATATACCAGATAGAAATACAAAATCAGAAATCAATACATTATTACAGATAGTGAAATCATTAAATGATCTAAATAATAAGATAGTAGTAACAGAAAGAACAGAGTTTGACAAGACAGGAGACATATCGAATATCTTCAGGCAGATAAAAGCAAGGAAGAGTGGTGAGTAATGGAAGACGGATTATTCTTATGGTTCCTCTGTGGTTGTTATCTGTTAGGTGGATTAACCATTGGCTGGTTTGGTGGAATCTGGTGGAGAGATAGGAAAGGAAAGAAAACAGGAACAGGTAGATGGGATTACAGAAAAAGAAAGGATTATGGTGACCAGTTTAGTTGACACCAGCATATGATATAAGGCATTGTATATACTGTGGTAAAGAATTTTGTTGCACAGATGAAGTATTATCACATATCAAATCTAAACATATGGTGATTGGTAGTGGCTGACACTGAGTTTATAAATGGGCATTGCACCAAATGTGGTTGCTATTGGGGAGTATCTGATGAGGTTTCAGAAGCTGTTGGTTGTGAGTGTGATTGCCATGACTGATAATATAACATTAAGATTTAACAGGTATATGAGAGAATTGGCATTAATTGAAAAGAAAAGAGAAAGAAAATTAAGACAGATAGAAGAACTAAGAGGTAAGTTAAAACTTGGGTAAAAAAGGATATTGCTGTTTCAGATGTGGTCATTGCGAGTCAGAAGATGTTGGTAGTTGTGGGTGTAAGTGTCATGGCTAGACCAGATAAACAAGTACTAGAGGAAAGGCAGAACTTCGTACAAACTATAGCAGATTGTGCTGCAAACCCAAGCCTATTCAGTAAGGTATTTCTTGACCATGAATTGTTTGAGTATAATAGAAAATATGTAGACTGTAACGAAAGATTCATTGTATACAGGTCTGGTAGACAGGTTGGTAAAACAATGTCTACTGCTGTCAAGGCAATACATTTTGCATTCTTCGCACCAGTAATGTTGAAGACAGTAAACAAGGAATGTACTATTGTGATAGCAGCACCTACACAAAATCAGGCAACAATCATGTTCGATAGAATTAGAAGTCTTGTTATAAATAATAAGTTCCTGAAGGGATATATAGTGAGAAATACACAGTCAGAATTATGGGTTAAGTTTCTAGATAATAACGGTATAAGTAAGATAATCACTAGGGCTACAGGAGAAACAGGTGTATCTCTTAGGGGTTATTCTCCTCACGTAATTATAGCTGACGAATGTTCCTTTATTAAGACAAACATATTAAAAGCATTCTTACCATCTGGTATGGCTACACAGGCAAGAGTATGGTTAACATCAACACCGTTTAGTAAATCAGGTTATTTTTATGAAGCTTGTGTTGGATCAAGACCTGCAAACCCTGAGGGTATGTGGTTAGAATTTCATGTGAAGTCAACCCAAAACCCATTGGTTCAGGAAGATCCAGCATTCCTAGAAGAAATTAAAAAACTGACAAAGGATGAATATGTACAGGAGGTGGAGGGAGAATTTCTTGATGTGGGTGATGCACTTATACCAAACTCACTACTTACAGATTCTATATCCGATGCAAGACCTAGTGGAAAAGCAAGATATTATCTAGGGGTTGATGTGGCTCGAACTGGAAGAGATGAAACTGTATATACTGTGATAGCAGTTGATGAAAACGATACTGTTTATGTGGAACATACAGAAGCAGAAGCACAATCAAACATAGTAGACATAGCTGGTAGAGTAGGAGATATAGTTAGAGATTATCGTATTGAAACGGTATATGTAGACGAAACAGGATTGGGTGGTGGTCTAGTAGATTTGGTAAAAGAACAGGGTTCACCTGTAAGAGGAGTTGTATTTACCATGCAGGAAAAGGCAGTAATGTATAGAACACTACGTTTATTATTTGAAAATCATAGAGTAAAAATCAAAGACATTAACAAACTAATATACCAACTATCCTATATAAGAAGAGAATATACCGAAACAGGTATAATGAAGATTAAATCAGATGAACATGACGACTATCCAGATAGCCTAGCATTAGCTTGTAAGGCTGTAGCAGGTGGAGATGGTGCCTATGTTATAGAATTAGGTAAGAATTTAAAGAAAGTGTTGTTTGGCGATTAACTTATATATCATCTATTTATACATAGCATATGCCGAAATCAGATGATAAAGGGGAGCCTGTAAAGACAGTTACTATAGGTGGAAAGAAAGTAGAAGTACCGATTATATTTGTATTACCAGAGGAAGCTGGAGAAAAGGAAATAGAGAGATATCAACATCCAAAGGTTCATATAGAAAGTAAGAAAGTTGCACCATTATTAGCAGGTGGAGCTGGAATAGCTGGTGGAGTTGCTTCTGCTGGTAAGAAAATAGGTGAGGGTATTAAAGATACTGTTGAACAAGCACCACAAGCACTTGGAGAGGGTGCTAAACTATCAGAGACATTATCTGCTGAAAGTGAGGAAAAACCATTAGATAAATTAACACATGGTAAACTAGAAGAGGTAGAAAAATTACCATTCGCAGTACCAAAGGAAGAATCAGAAGCAATGATATCAGGAAAGGTACGTCCAAGTTGGGAAGATTCTACTAGACATGAAAGAGATTTTCAACCAAGAAATGAAGACAGCCCATTAGCAGATTTAGATAAAATGTTTAACTATTCAGATGAAGAAATAGTAGAAGAAGATGGAAAAACTACCACTAGGAAGAAAAAGAAACCAAAATTAAAAGGTTACAGTGATGAGTTTAAAGAGGGTGGATTTGCACAGGAGAGTTTTGAAGAAGCACCAAAGAAGAAAAAGAAGAAGAAGAAGCAACCATTATTATCTAACTCACGAGAAGCAATGAATGATGAGTGGTTTCCAGAAAGGAAGTCAATAGTACAAAAAAAAGAAGATTGGGATAAAGAAGAAAAAGAATGGGAGCAGATAGGAAATACTAATAAATTTAGAAAAAGAAGAAAGAAGAAACTACAAGATGTTGACTTTGATGAGTCTGATGCATTCGGTATAGATAAATTAAAATCATTACAACTAGAAATAAAGGATGCATTAAAACCAGAAAAAAATCAAGGAGAGATGTCTACTGAAGAATTTGGAGGTAGAAGTGGAAGAAATCCAAAGACAGGTAGAGAGTTAAATGATTATCTGGAAAGTCAGCAACCATATGGGTTTGGTAAACTGGGTAAAAAAGAACCACAAACAAGTAGAGGACAGGCTGATGATGCTACACAGGAGAGGGCTATGAATTATTATTCTGCTAAAGATCCTAGATCAGGAAGAGATTCTGCATTAAAAAAACCAGCTAGAGAAGCTGGAGAAAATACAGTTAGAGGAGATGCTAGAATAGATCAGCACGAACCAAAATCACATGAAACTGCAAGTAGTGGTAATGATTGGAAAAGTAGTAATAGAGTAGGTAGAGAGATGTATGACCAAGAACCTATAAGTGAAATAAAAGAAGAGGATTATGATAAAGAAGGGAAATTATCACATCATAAGATAAGAGAGGTACCAAGAGGTGGAAAGGCACCAAGAGATTCACCAGAACCATTAGGAAGAAAGGCTCAGTTTACAGGTAATGAAAAATTAATGCGACAGATGGCAGGTTATCCTCCTTCATACTTTGAAGATACATATGATAAGGAAGAGGAAAGAAGAAGAGATACAAAACTACCAAAGACAGGTAAAAGACCAAAAGGAACAACAGGAAGAAAGAAATCATGGGAGAAATGGTTAGAAAATAAGAGCCTAGGAGCATTAGGTTGGGGTAAACTTGATAGAAAAACAGGTAAAAAAAAGAAACTAAGAAGAAGACAGCCAACATTAGATGATTTCCCAGAAGATAATGGAGATAAAAAAGATGAGACTTAAACCTATTAAGAAAGATGGTGGTGGGTATGGTAATTTAGACATGGCTAATCAACATGAAAGCGATAAAGAGACCCCAATAAGACATGGGAGACAGGGTAAGGATGAAAAAAGTGAAACTTATATAGGATTGCCTGCTAGAAATGGTAAGAAGATGACACTAAACAAAATACAGCATACTAAGGTTGGAGACGATATACATTTCTTTGTAAATGGTCAGGAAAATAGGGGTGTTGTGGTAAAAATGGGTGGAACCTATGTTTCAGTATTTAAAGAGGATGGTAACATACATGAAATACCAATTAATGAGACATTTTTCGTTAAAGATATACTAGTTAATAAGACTTGGGATGATATGACTGGAGAAGAGAGAACTGAATTACTTCAAAATGCTCATGCGTATAGTCCAAGATTCCTAGCAAAGAACTGGGATGACTTACCAAGAGAATTAAAGACAGTTTTAAGTGAGAAGGCAACAGGCATGGAACAGAATCATGCTAAAGATAATTTAGAAGTAGAAGATGCAAATCATGCACAGACAGGATATGCACAAACACAACAGAATACTCTGGGTAAGGTAGCACCAGCAGTTGGACTCGGAGCAGCAGTTGGAGCAGGACTTGGTAGAGCAGTTGGTGGATATGCAGGTAAAAAAATAGGAGAGAAAGTAGCAGAACATAGATCAGATAAAAATCCAACCAGAGGAAGACGTAAGAAAGATTTGTTTGGTGTAGATAAAGATGCTATAGATTCAAAAGATAATGAAAATACTCCATCCAAAACACAAGATGGACTTGGATTAGATGCTGTAATACCAGTTGAGGGTGCACGTCAATCAAGTCAAGGACAATCTCATGATGTAAGAATACCTTATGAGGATCTAGATGAAGGAGGTAGTAAATACAATCAAGCAACTAGTTGGGGAGGTGGAACACCTGACACACTTAATGCACGACCAAAACTGGAAGATGCAAGATTTAGAGGTAGTGATGGAGATTATGAAAAAGACAGGTCTCCTGCAAAAAGGAAAAGTATAGATGGAACATTAAAAGCAATATTACAATTAAAGTCAGATGTAGAAGCTGGCAAGTATGGTAACGTAGGTAACACAGCAGAGGTAGGAGTAAGTACTGATACACCATTAGATGTCTCAGAAGAATCAGGCTATGAAGAAAGACCACATATATCATTAGAAGAAGTAGGTCAACTACCAAGAGCAGATGCAAAAGAACATCATGCTAACGAAGTAAAAGAGACAGGTAAGAAACAAAAGATAGAACCACATGAAGTTAAACAAGATAAAAAGAAAGGAGAAGATGGTCAGACAGGTGCAATAAATACAAGTGAGGGGGGTGCTTTCAACCCAGTTTACAATGCTTATGATACACCAATAACACCAGAAGAAACCAAGACAGGTAGAAAGATAGCAGGCAGAGATCAAATTAAGAAAGGAATACCAATATACAATGTTAATAGTTGGGGTATAAGATATGTTACTAAAGAAGATGAAAAGAAAGATGAGTAAGATGTCTCTGTTATCAAAAAAAAAGAACCTGTAAAAGAAAAGGAAGAAAAACCTAAGGAAGAAAAACCTGAACCTATAAAAGATAAAAAAATACAAGATGCTATAAGAAGACTTAGGACATGGGATTCAGGTAGGAATGAACCTAAACTAAATCCAAAGCAATTACCAAAGACAGGATTAGAAACACCACCAGAAACACCTCGTATTGATGAAAGTACTGGTAAACCCTCAAGAGCAACACCTCAATTAAATGAACAAGGTAAAATAATAAATACTAAACCAACGTCAGAAGTTGTTCCACCTACAAAACCTGAGGGATATGAGGAACCTAAGGATATTGCAGAAGTACCTGAAGAAAAAATGGAAGAAATTTTGGGAACAGGTATGGACTTTAAGGCTTTATATGATGAAGAGATAGACAATGCAAAAGAAGAGGGTAGACCTGTAAACTTTCAAGCAGTTAATCCAGAAGAATTCTTACAACATATACAGTCTATACCATCAGATAGACCATCAAATGATTATTTCATAATGCATCTTGAATCACAAGTTACTAACTATATGTCGATGCAGGGAACAAAACTTCACGAGGGATATTTACCAGATGATATAACAAAGTTTCTTGGTTTTGATAATATACCAAAACATGAAGTTGTTTTTTCAGCACTGCATGGTGCAACGCCTGATTCAATAGGATCAGATTCACATATTAAATATTACCAAAACTTACCACTAACACCACATGAACAAATAGGAAAGGGATTAATGGATAGAAATGAACCTATAACCATGGGGGATTTAACAAACAGTGGAAAAGTTTCAGAGGGAGAATATCTTATTGGTTTTGAAACTTATAATTATTTTGAGCCTTGGGAATCAACCAAATTAATAAGAAATATTTATGGTGTGCTTGGAAGAGACTACCAAGAATTAAAACCATTCTTACATCCACCAGAAGGTAAGGATATGATGGGTAGATATACTTGGGCTATAGACATACCAATACTACCTTATTATAAGGTTGAGGGAGAATCAATAGAAGCAAAAGAGAAGCCAAGAAGAACAGAAGAAGAAGTAGCAGAAGAAAACAAACCTCATAAAGTAGGTACTACATCTAGAGCAACCATAATTAGTTTAGGAGGGTCACTTGATAGAAAGGATGATGAAAGAACACTTGACCCTAACAAACCTTTTCCTACATTTAGATCTCCAAAACCACGAGAACGAGATTATGGTGGTAATAAACTTATTTCTGGCAGAGGAAATATTGGTGGATTTCTAGAAAAAGATCTACATGATCATAAAGTAAGATTTGTTAATATGAATGCAGAGAGATTTGTGACTTTAGCTGGCGTAGATAGAAAATACCTAGATGAAAAAATGATTAATCATTGGAAAAAAAAGATAGCAGATGGACAATCATATATGCCATTATTGTCTATGCAATATGATCCAATAACAAATCAAGTTCAACATTCATACTTTGATAAAGTAGAAATGGCAATAGCAGCTATTGAAATGGGAATTGAGAATGTACCAGTTGTTGTTCAATATCAACAAACAACTTCCGATTATGGACAAAGACAGTTTGTTGAAGATAGAAATCACCCTGAAGGCTGGACTCAAAATAGAAAGGGATTACCATATGACACAGATGATGTTGCCTACTATCCAGAAGTATACCAACAATTTATGGGTAAAGGCTGGCAGGAAGGAACTAAAGAACAAAGAGATAAAGTAGGAGGAGAGAAGTTTTGGAGAGCTAATGATGATAGATCTAGAATGAGTGAGAAAGAAGAGGAAAACGCAAAGGAGATATTTTTTCTTAAAAGTACACAGAAAGCAGCAGGATACGCACATTCTATTGCACTTGAACATGGTGGTTTTCAGATTGCAAGTGTAATGTCTATTTGGGATAATGGTGGAAGTAAATTTCCACAAGATGGAATAGTAATGGATCAACGAAAAAGAAAAACTAAAAAAAACACATTTACAGAGGAAGATGTGAATGTATTAATGGAGAAGTTTAATTCAGTAGAGCATAAAGGAGAGTTTGACAGAGCACTTGATAAATTTTACAAGATGTTAAATCTAAATCCTACACTAAAAGAAGAATTTGAGAAAGCAGATAGGGTTTTTGAAGATCAGCATAATCGTACTCACAGTCAACTTTACCATGGTGGTATAAGGAAGCTTCATAGAGGAACAACCCTGCAAGATGGGGCAAATATTATGGGAGATGAGGGTGGAGAATATGGAGATGAGCCACGAATCAGAAAAACAATTAAAGCAGGGAGAGGAGGAAGAGCAGTATTTGATTATATATCCACAACTATATCTCCTGATATAGCTATGAATGATCATATGCCATTTGATGGTCTTGTCTGCTTTGAATTTGGAGTAGACCAACTACAACAAAATGCGAGGAGAGAGCATACAGGAATATGGGATGACAAATTATACAATAAACAAAAGGAAGAAGTGAAACAAGCAATAAAGGAGTGGGAGAAAAAGAATCCTGACAAACTTGAAGAAAGAGGAAGTGGAAAAATGGAGATGCCTTTCGGTCTTCAACTTGATCTTGAGCGTAAAATGTTCCCACATATAGGCGAAAGAGATAGAGCTACAAAACCATCAAGAAAAAAGTATAAAGGTGGATCATTAAGACCAGTGAGATATACTGTATACCCCACACCCATGTTGGGAGAAAATCCTGAAGAAAAGCTTTGGGGCATGGAAAAAATAGATACAGATATGCCTGCCAATATGGCTAAGGAGATGGAAGTAAGGCTTCCAATAGGAATGTCTGCTAAAAATGCAGTGGAGGGTGTTATAATTAATCTCGGTGCAATAGGAAATCTTAAGGAACTTCTTACAGTTCTTGGAAAATGGCAGAAGAAAAATTATAGAAGACAGCACTTTCGTTTAAGTGGACAGGAAGAAACTATGACTGAACAGGAAATTAGTGATTGGGAGAATAGGAAAGTACTCCCCATAGGAAGAAAGCCAAGAAGTAGGTGGCTAAAACGTCTAGTAGGACATTACAATCCAAAAACTGGTGTGAAAGAACATTGGGAACCATATGCTAATCCTGCTGGCTTTGATAAGGAGTTAAATCTTCTTAAGGCTGAGAAACAACTTAACGGTTATATCGATGAAGAAGCATTAAAAAAGTTTTTGTTTGAAACAAAAGTAGTTGACCCTTTTATGGGTGATCCTCAATACGGACATACTAGAGGAGAATCTAATAAAGTTTCTTTGTGGAAAGCACTGGATGAAATTATAGGAAGATATTTGAATTTAGGTAAAGCCATGAGAAAAGAGACACATCCTGATAAATCATTTCCAATTCCCATAAGATACAAGCTCGGTAGATATTCATCTCCAGTTGGTAATGCAGTTAGAGGTTCAATGGAAGATGGATCAGAAGAAGTCGAATACAAAACTTTTAATGATCTATGGTCTAAGTATAGGAGGAATAAAAATGACCTATACTGAAAAGGAAAAAGTGATAAGGGATAGATTAAAAGGAATAGAGGATGAGCATGGTTATGCTTATTCTAGAAGAGCTATTCTTTATTGGGCTGACAACTACATATATGGTTTAAATCTGAATGAACTACAAAGATTGATATATGGAGATGCATTCATGGATGTTCAGGAGCAGATTAAAGAGAGAAAAATAAAAGCTATGACAAAAAACACATTAAGTGAACTTGAAGATCTAAACACTTAAATACTAAAACGATCGAAACACTTATATGAGGAAAGACGACACATTTTACTGCGTAGAGTGTGGTGCCACACTACCGTGGAGATACAAGGGTAGGCAGAGGATTTACTGTTCTCAAAATTGTCGCAAAAAGTACACAGAAAAGAAAAAAGATTAACATTTTGTTGGGTATGTTGAATTTGGTTTATCACTAGCCTGATTGCTAGCCTTATACGCTTCTAATAATTTATGGAATAGAACTGTATCGCTTTCATATAATTCTCCTGTCTTAGTTTTCTTTACAAACTTTGCAAACTTTCTAAATTCTTCCTTATCTTCCCACGTTATACAAATAGTAGTGTGGGTATTGGATTGTTTTCTTCGAGCCATAAGATACTCTAGAGACTGTCATATATAAATGTTTACTGTCTGAAAATATTGCATTTATGGGTACAGATTTCTAAATCTCCAACAGTATAATATCCCACTTTGACAGGTGGAGATACACTTCCACCGAACCCATCTTCTTTATAGATTTTTTCCAACATTTTTATGTCCACATAATTCGGCTTGGCTACCTCATCATCTGCTGGGTTAATAGAATAATACATGACAGATGCATTAATCCAAGGCTTGTCCTTAGCATAAATAGGATAATCTGTTATCTTATAATGCCCTAATCCTAAAGCATGACCAAATTCATGAGTCATAATATTCTGCAATGCCACAGTCTTAAATGGTTTTATTTGAATAGAACTAGTAACATAAGCCTGTTCTCCACCACCATTACTAACATCGTAATGATGAGTTACTTTCAAGTCATGTGTAAATAATATTATATGTGTATATTTATGGTATGACTTTGAGAAATCTATATATGTAAATCCAAGACTACTACTTTCCTCGTTTACATATTCAAATGAAACCAATATACTACACACAGGAAATTGTGATGCCTGTTTATACTTATGGTCTTCTATTGATATTGTTGTTACAAGAAAATCCCAATTACCATCAGGCGAATATTCTAATAATCCCTCACTCCATAAACTTATCGAAGTATAAATTGCATCAATTATCTCTTTTCCATTATCTGAATATAGTGGGTCTGGTTCAAATACACATACTACTGGATTATCTGCGTGTCTAATTCCTAAGGTCTTATATACATCTGCTTCAGCAAACAGTATCCCACTTGTGCATACTATTGATACCATTAATACTATTGATACTATTGATACTATTGATACCATATATACTTTTCATATTAATGCTTATTATATTTGACGAAAAATCACACAGATATATGCATTCCTACTCATGAAATTTGAAGATATATAAACGTCTTCATCATTGGGAATGAGGAATCTTATCCTACCATGAATGGGGTGGTACTCTGCATTACCTTCTATGAACTCATGCCAATAGTTAGATGAAACTGCGTTGGCAGGAATAATCATCATTATATTTATATTATTTTTTCTCCATTGCTCATAAGCTTTCTTGACAAACGCACCTGTTTTACTATGTGGTGGATTGCACCATGCATCCCATGACCAGTCAATGGCAAGAGCATTTCTAGACTCTCCAATATGTCTATCACATTGTGTGTTATTTGGATTGGCACACACATCAAGTTCTGGCTCAATATTATACTCTAAACAAAGACGTACATACAAACCCTGTGGTGTTTTATAATCATCAGATAAACTGGCTTCACTCCTTTTCTTTCGGTGCAACATGAAAGGTTTATATATGGCATAATATATAAGACTTTCATGGGTACAAAAATATCTGCAAAGTATGACGGAATGTGTAAACTGTGTGGAGAAGAGTGGAGAGTAAGCGATGAGATTTACTATCAGAAACAGCCGAAAGCTATATGTAGTGACTATGATTGCTTCCAAAAACAAAATGGAACTCTTGACACAATAAGACCACAAACAAAAAATTCATTCACATCATTCAGGGATCAAGTTATCGTAACAAAAGTTCCTGAAGCCACAGCGAGTGACAACGTAAAGAAAGTGGCTGATGTTTGGGATGAGTATATGGTAACTGCACATCATAGAACAAAGGATTTATATCCTGAACAAGATGTAAACACACACGTATTCGGTCAAATCAGATCCAAAATAATTGATCAGTTGTTATTTATAACACAGATTCTGAAAGAAAAATAAACATTTATATTAGGCAATAACTAATAATGTTCTATGAATAGACTATCATTTTCTATTTTAATATTTATTACCAGCCTAGTATTTTTTAGTTTTGTTAGCTTTGCTTTCGCAGAAGAGTATACAGTGGAGATAACTGATACAGGTTTTCATCCAACTAACTCTACAATTTACCACACTGACCACCTAAGGTTTGTGTCTAATAGTACTTCTGATTGGATTATAAATAGTGAACCACTCCTTGGTGGACAACACGTTATACGCAGTGAAGGAACCACATGGCTTGGATTTAATTCTGGTAATTATACTGTCACACTACATAAAAATTATGGAGATGATCTTGGTCTAACTCCATTCACTCTAGAAATAAAAGAACCACAACCAGAAGTGGTAGAGGTAATACCTACAAACTCAACTTCAACTGAGATTATTATAGTAGAGGAAGAAACACCCATAGTAGAGGAGACACCTACAGTAGAAAACCCACCTGAAAATACTTGTGGATTTACAGGCTGGCAACAAGAGGGAAATAGAAATGTAGCCTACAGGTGTGGAGAAGAAGTGGCTTCATATATTATTGAAAACCCAACAGATAATTTTGTTGGAGATAGAATGTCTGAACAAAACCAAACTTTAGATTTAAGATTACAAATTCTCAAAGTCCTCGAATCAATTTTCAGTATTCTGTTCGGATAAAAACCTATATATATTCCCTAATATAATACCTATCATGCACGTATCAAAAGTAACGGACATACAAGGCAGTTTTGAGCAATCAAAAGCACTAACTGCTGGAGAGAAAATCGTCATACAGGGATTCAGTGTCAAGGATGCTGAGTCAGTCGGTTCACAAGTTGCAGAAATAAAAACCACTGAGGGTTTACGTCACTCATTCGGAAAAGCAATCATCGGACAAGCAAAGTCAGATTATTGGAATGACATAGTAGAAAAGTGTGTTGATAAGGATGCTTCAGATGGACTTGATTGTTATGTCATCGAACGTGAAGCAGAGGGAACTGGCAGAATGATGTTGGCTCTATCTATGTTTCCACCAAGAGGACAATAACCCTATCTATTTTTTTTAAGAGGTATGATATGAAACTAGATCCTAATAGTTGGGAGTATAAAAAAAGAACAGAACGTATGCTAAGAACAAATAAATTATTTTGTAATGATTGCAAGAAAGATTACACTCTGGGCGAACCCTGCATTCACCACTGTAGTGACTCACCAGAACATAGAATAAGGTATAAAGAACTTCTGAAAAAACAAAGAAAATCAAAGGAAGTTGTGGCTACAAATACCCAGAAAGATTTATATTATCAAGGAGATATTAACTGATATGGCAAAAAGTTCAAAGAGTATTGTTGCGTGGACAGATGTTCATGATGGTGCTACTACAGCATTATGTTCAGCCGAGCCTTATAACTCTGAACTGGACACAATAATTAAATTAAATAGAACTCAAAAAACATTACGGAATGCATGGTTTGATTCAATAGATGACTTAGTACAAAAACCAGATTTGGTTGTAGTAAATGGAGAGCCTATTGACGGTGCAAATAAAAAGCAAGTAGGACAGCAAACATGGTCAACTAATTTGGAAGACCAAATGAATGACTTTATTAGATTAACTAAAGAAATACCTCATAAAGATATAATGTTTGTAAGAGGTTCTGGTTATCATACTACATTAGATGCTACTAACTTCGAAGAAGTATTAGCAAATAGATTAAACGCTGTAAAGTATAGAGCATATGGTGGACATGGTTCGACTGATGACTTTGCATTTATAGAAATGTATGGTAAGATATTTAACTTTGCACATCATATAGGATTTAATAAAAGTCCTGCTTACAGAACAACTGCACTTGCTAGGGAAATGGCAGGGATGCACTTCGAACATGACAAACTTGGAAGAGCTGACTTTATAATTAGAAGCCATGTACATTACTTTGTTCATATTGAATTTGTAAATACACATGGCATACTTACACCAGCTTGGAAATATCCTGACCATCATTTGTTTAGGGGTGGCTTAGCAGGAACAACACCTGACATAGGACTAGTTGAAATAATAATAGAACCTGATGGAGAAACAATAGTTTATCCTCACATTGCAAAGATAGATATGAAAGCACAGGTGCGACACCTATGAAGAAAAAATATACAATAACATTAGAAGATGATAAAGACATCTACAGAACAAAGCCAGCTAGAGAATTAATATATGAAAGTATACCAAAAGGCAAGACAACTATATCTAGTAAGGTAGCAACTACGTTTAAAATAGGAAGAAGAAAAGCATTAGAATATCTTACAAGTCTTGAGGAATCTGGACTACTTGAATCAGAAATGGGTATTATTAGATTTAAGAGTGGGGCTAGGGCAAAGACTAGAATATTTAAAAGAATTTAATATAATAGATATATAATCAGGATAATTTATATAGAGAGTAGTTTAATACACCCTATGTTCATAGAAATTACATGGAAAAATACAAAGGGCGATGAGAAGAAAGCATTAGTTCCATCAGATAAAGTTCAAATTTTTGTTAATCAATTCCTTGAAAGAAACACACAACCAACATTAATATTACCAAATAATGATGATTCACATTCTGTTCCTGACAAAGAACCTCTAACAATAAAGCAAAGTTAACTAAGTTACGTTAATAAACTTAACTAACTTTCATCTTTCAGGTAGGTTTATATTATCCTTAAGATAATATATCTCATGAAGTTTTATTCATCAACAAAAACAATTTCAGTTGGAACAAACGCTAAACCAGTATTTGAAACTCTTGATAAGATTAGACCAAATGATATTTCATTTAGTCTAATGGTAGCAATAGCTGCTGAAGAGTATATTAAAAATCATAATGATTTTAATAGCTGTATAGATAGTTTTACTTCAAAGGGTGTTGACACTTCCTTACCATTATTCTATGCTGATATTCAGAAGTGGAGAGAAAAAATAAAAAAATTAAATTCAAAGGAGTTTAAGAAACTACAACTAAGACTCTCACAGATTTCAACAATCATTAGGAAAGAGGTTGAGCAAAGGATATGACTATGACAGTTTCAGCAAAGGAAGATAGTATCTATGATGTATTATGTGAGAGAAAACACGCAGATGTTATAGTCCAACTAAGACCTACAAGTACATACACTATACCAGCAGGACTATTAACAGATGTATTTGTGGAGTGTGATAATGTGAAAGAGTTTATTGATCATGTTAAGTGTGGTGTTTTAAGAATATTGAAAGAGAAGCATAGTGATATAGATGTGGATGAAGCATTTAAGGACTTGCAGATAAAACTACTTGTAGATAATATGTTTAAAATGCATGAGTTATCTTCCAAGTATGAGAACACTGTAGTTAAGTTTGATTGTGTAGTGATAGCAACTGATTCTGCTAAGACTTTCATCAAAAAGGCTAGGGTATTCTGTCCATCTTGTTACAGTGAAGACCATTTAACCTGCGATTATAATAGAGAATTACCCATAATGTTTTGTACAAACTACAAATGTAAAAGACAAAAACTAAAGGTGGACACCTCAAACATGGAAACAGGAGACGTGCAGACAGTACTACTTCAGGAACTCATGGAGAATGCTAAGAATAATAATCAGATAATATTGACAGGTAAATTAGTCAATAAGAATGTGAGAGATTCAGCAGTAGGACAGAAGAAAAGGATAACAGGTATATTCAAAACTATTGTAGATGATAAGAAAAATGAGCATGATATAGTAATAGAAATACTAACCCTCGAAGACCTTGAGGACGTATCACCGAGGTTACCCTCTCCAGAGCAACTTGAAAAATTAAAAGACGATGCTAAAAACCCTGACTTTATTAAGAGTATAGTAGATTCATTTGTACCTCAAGTATATGGTAATAAGAATATCAAACTATCAATACTATGCATGATGGCAGGGGGTGTTGAAGGTCAGAAGAGGGCAGACATTAACATATTACTAGCAGGCGATCCTAGTATGGCAAAGTCAGTATTATTAGTAGAAGCAGATAAGGTAACACATAAGTCAATGTATACCTCTGGAAGAGGAGCTTCTGCTGCAGGCTTGACGATAGGTATGATTAAAACATCCGATGGTAGGATGCTAGCAATGGCAGGGGTACTACCATTAATGAGTGGTGGTATAGCATTCATAGATGAGTTTGATAAGATGAATAGAGATGACCGTTCAGCAATACACCCTGCAATGGAACAACAAAAGGTTACTATAGCAAAAGCAGGAACAACGTTAACTCTCCCTGCAAAGACAGCAATTCTAGCTGCAGCTAATCCAAAATATGGTAGGTTCGATTCTTCACAAACACTTACAGATAATATAGATATACCCCCACCTTTATTGTCTAGATTTGATTTGATATGGGTAATAAAAGATGAGATTAATCTAGCAGAAGACTTGGCAAAGGCAAACCATGTGTTAGATACATTTGAGAATAACAATAAGGAAATCATTAGAAAATATACAAAGGAAGAACTAACAGAATATCTTAATTATGTTAAGACATTAAAGCCTAAGTTATCTCCTACAATAAGAAAGAAAATCATATCAATCTATGAGAAGTTAAGAGATTTAGCAAGAAAAGATGATGTTGTTGTTGGCATAAGACAGTTAGAAGCATTGGTTAGATTGTCAACTGCTTATGCAAAACTCTCTTTAAAAGATATGGTGGACGATGAATGTGTTGATTCTGTAAAGGTTATGTTAGATGATGCTTACACAAGAATCAACCCTGACTTTGGTTCATCAGGTTATCAAGCACAACTACAGGGTGTTCCAAGTAAGTTAAGCAAAGAACAGTTAGCATTTAAAGTGTGGGAAGAGTGTGAGGATAATGATGGTCATGTAAACTTGGTTAAATTCTTTAGAGAGATGGACAAAGTAAACTTCGACCAACGTGATGCGAAGAGAATCTTCTCACAATGGGAAACGAATTGTATTATAAAACTTAATGATGATGGCACTTATATGAGATCCAGAACATAACATTAATATTATAGTAGTCTTTATATAATACATGGCAGATGAAACAGAAATAATTATAGAAGCACAAGCACAACTAGCAGAAGATGATGGTAGAGATGATAGACATTTAATGACTCCTGAAATAGACTACTCGGTTACACAACTAGAGGGCGTTGGTGCGATGACGGAGAAGAAACTCACTGAGTTTGGTGTGTCATCAATCATAGATATATGTATCAGAGGAGCTGCTGAAGTTGCAGAAATAACAGGTGTTCCAAAATCAAAGGCAGATAATTGGGTGTTTAAATCACAAAAGATTCTTGAAGAAGCAGGGTTAATCAGAAGAACAGATATGGGAACAGTAGAGTTGTTGGAATATCAAGAGAATTATGACACACTACCTTGTAAGTGTGATGACATTGATAAATTAATTAGTGGTGGTGTTAAACCTGAAGCAATATATGAAGTCTATGGAGAGTTCGGCTCTGGAAAGACACAATTCTGTAACTCGTTAACAGTTGAAGCAATCAACGCTGAAAAAAATGTAATTTGGATAGATTGTGAGGATACATTTAGACCTCAAAGAATAATAGAAATACTAAAGGCAAGAGAGTATGTCGAGGACAGAGAGGAAGCATTACAATACTTGGAAAGAATATCATATTATTATACCCCTAATACAGAACAATTAATGGGAACAATCAATAGTCTTTCTTCTATACTAGCAGAAAAGAAACCAAGAGTTATTATTCTTGACGGAGCTGTAGGACAGTTCAGGGAAGAGTTCTTAGGTCGTGGTACACTAGCTGCAAGACAGAATCAGATAGCAAGAATGATGACACATCTCAAAAATATATCATTTTATTTCAGAACAACTATTATATTTACAAACCAAGTTCAATCTGATCCAGCAGTAATGTTTGGCGATCCTATCAAACCTATTGGTGGGAATATAGTAGGTCATGCTAGTACATATAGGATTTACTTTAAGAAGTCAGGTAAGAAGAGAATCGCTAGAATGGTAGATAGTCCTGAACATCCAATGGCTGATGCAGAGTTTCTCTTGAACAACAAGGGCGTGGATAATCTAGAATGATATGCATAACCGACAGCGTATGCGATTCAGTAATCGTAAGGCAGTTCTCTGGCTCTTAAAAAATGGCTATGATGACGTTTGGTTAAAACCTCACACTAAAAGAACAGATTTAACATACACGCAGGGAGAATGGTATAGAGTTATAGATTTATGGAATTTATTTGATGGAATTTGCTTCGATGATGATGGCAATATAGTATTAATACAGATAAAAACTAACAGTTGGGCTGATGAGAATGGTATAAAGGACTTCCTATTAAATAAGAAACATTTAAAAGTTCTATCAATCAATGTAAAAGGCAAGAACCGAATATGGAATGTTATGGTTAGAGATTATGAGACAGATTGATGATAGGTTTATTGGTAAGGGAGAGAAATCGGCTTTAGCCATTCTAAAAAAAATATTTCCCTCAGCAGATATACAGATACAATTCCCCTTTAAGAATTTAATGAATGAGGAGTTTTTTGGCTCATTATCGGATAGGCAGAAAAAGGAGACTTTGGACATTGTTGTCTTTCAATACGCAAATCCCACAATAGTCATTAGAGTTCAAGACAAAACCCATGTAGGAACGATGAAACAAGTCAGAGATACAGTTCAGAAGAAAATGCTTGAATGGAATGATTGTAAAGTCGTTGATTTGTGGTTTTATGAGTGTCCTACGCTATGGAAAGAAAAAGTGAATAAAACAAGTGAAGAAGAGATTAGGGTTGCTTTTCTTGATGCTGGATTGGATCAATCGCAGTTTGGGCATGGATAAGAACAATAACCATTATCATCTAATTCTCTACCACATTCAGAACAGTCGCCATTCTTACTCCCAAATACTTCACTTTCAAGAGCTTCAATTCTTTCTTCTAATGACATAACTTATCTATACATACTTTCAGGTAATTTTGGGCTATGTTCGTCTTTCATATACTGCATATACAAATTCATTTTCTCTTGATTAACTTTTTCGCTTAACATCATGATTGAAGCCTGTATTTCAAAAAATGTTAATTTTTCATCTTCATCTCTTTCCCCTAATACCTTATCAAACCCATTATACAACTCATTTATGACATTCCATCGTGGTTCAGGAACATCGTCTTTTTTCTCTTCTTCTTTATCATTTTTTTCCGACATTTTCCCTCACTATCCTATTTGTCTTAGCAAAAGTTATTAAATCGGCACCTAAAGTCGTAAACTGCTCTAGCAAAAAATTGTATTTTTGTTCTAATTTGGTGTACAAATCTAAGGGTATCATAGGCACTTCAGGCTTCTTTTTGTCAGGCATAATAATCATATATAATACCCTAATTTAAGTGTTTCTTTGGAAAAATTTAAATCGGTTAATAATTACCTATATATAGTATGAGTTTAAAAGGTGGTAATCTATCGGTGGATTTTAAAGTCCAACACGCTGATAATAGGGGCATATATTTTGAGGAAACTAATAGGTGTTTAATATTCCTACCCATGCATGAAACTATGGAAGACGTTATTAAGACAATAAACCATGAAGTATTCCATCATTGTTTCACTGTAATAGACGAATCAGATAATATGGATGAACAAATGGAAGAAGACGTGATATTTAATCTACAGTGGGCAGAGTGGTCGATTGCTTAGTATAGAATCTTACTTTGTTTCTTACCAAACCATGACAGCATGAGCAACGCAATCTACCATCAGTTCTTTCTTCCCTGTAAAGATTTGTTTCTCCTATAAACCTTCTACAAGCTTGACAGTAGTGGTGTGCTTCAAACATTCTTTCAAACGTAGGGCAATGTCCATTACACATTAAAAAAATTTCCCTCTACAACTCTCAGCTTTAGCCTTATGAACTTCCATCTTCTTAACATTCTTCCAGCAATCTGTACATAATATAAGTCTATCGAAATTAAGAAAGTTTGGTTGTTCTAACTTACTTACTGACCTAGCATTTAATTTTTCTTTTTCCCTACTAGCTAGGTTTCCATTTTGAAATTTTAAACAAATATGACAGAATACCATTATCTACCATCTTCTTTATCAAATCCAGAGATACCAAAATCAACAATCTCATAAATAGTCTTACCTACTAACATTTCTTCTTGTATCTCATCAAATAATTTTTTAATATCATCTCTGGTTAGTTGTCTACACCTATTTTTTCTAACCAATTCATGTAATCCCTTAGCATCTTCAAACATACCAAAATGTTGCATTGTCATTAGGGCTACCAAATGTAATATAAATTTCTCTCTATCATTTAATGTCATTTTAACATCGTCCTTATTACCAATGATTTGAACTCCTTTATAATTCTTTCGGAAGCTTCATTAACACCATTTGTATGTATGAATCTTGAGCCAAATATCTCTCGCATTAGTGGTATCTCACTCTTTTCTCCTATATGAATACACATTATATTAGGTGTGTGTTTTAATGCCCTCTGTAATGATTTCTGTGTCATTGTTATCAGTTGTTTAAGATAGAATCTATAGTTGTTTTTATGATATTGTGGGTGTCCATCTGTTAATATGATTATTAATTTCTTTTCTCCCCTCATTCTTTTAGCTGTTCTTACTGCATAGTCTATTGCTAAATGTGTAGGCGTTTCCCCACCATATCCACAATTCACACTCTTAACATCATCATAATCTTCTATCTCTTCTATTGTTATTTTTCCCTCACTATTTGATGACCAAGTTTGAGCCTTTATATCAACATTATTTAACCCCTCAACCGATTTAAATAATGTTCCAACAAGATTCCTTGCTGTACTTATTTTTCTTCCCTGCATTGAAGCTGATACATCTACACTTAGTAACAAACAAATACCCCTTTCTAATTTTTTGTCTATCAAACACTCGTTTAAATTCTTCATCTCTATTTTATTCATAATAAATGATTCTATATCTATCTCATTACCCTGATCGTTTATTCTTTCTCTTGGTATCATGGAGAGTTTTCTAAATAATTTTCTCATTGAATTAGATATTCTTTCATTATATGTTGCTTCAGCTTCAGGTCTATCTACATATCTAACATAACTAACATCATCATTATCATCTGTTCGGTTGGAATCACTTAACTTATCATTTATTTCTTTAATGATATCTTTACCATTTTCCTTTTCTTTCTTAATTTCTTCTTCTAAATCATCAGATATGTTATCCTGTAAGTCATTTACATTTTCTGGGGTGGCTTCATCTCCCATCCAATCTTTAGTTTGGTCAGTAACAAACATCTGTCGAGGTATATTTTTATGGTCATCAAGAATATTATCTTCCCACCATTCATCTAACAATGGTTTTATTTTTAGCATTACTTTAATGCTACCAAACTTACCTGTTAGTTCAACATCTTCTAATGCTTGTTTCATTGCATTGTAGTATTTATTTTTCTTCCATTTATCTCCTTGCATAAATCTTATCATAAGCATTACATTAGGTGGAGAATCTTTAGTTGGTTTCCACTCCCATTTTTCTTTATGTATTTTCTCATCTACAAATATATATTCTCCTCGTTTTTTCCTCATCTTTAAAAATCTTTTACCTGTTCCTAACCATATCTTTCCACCCAATGATTCTATCCTTGTATCTTCTAATAGGTTAAGAGTAAATTTATAATAAGTAAATTTATTTCTTTCATTTCTATTGTCAGTCCAACTCCCAAGAATATTATGTATTATTCTAAATTGACTATCAAATAATATATGCCAACACTCATGGTTTAATGCTGTAAATGATTCAATTCCTTTTATTGCAGGGCTAGCTAATTTTATAATATATTGACTAACTATGTTATCTATTTTACCTGTTTCCTTAACAGAACTATCTTGTCCTGTTGTTAATTTTATATTACAGTTTTTTATATTTTCTATTATATCAATTAATGCCCTATTCCTTTCTGTGTCAGATACTAATTCTCTATCCCTAGTCATTACTTCCTCGTTTTTTTACATACCATTCATAATCACAATCATCACAGATATATGTTCTAAATCCTTTGGTTTCTCCTGACACCACATCTTTTGATCCACATCTCTTACACTTCATTTCTATCTTTCCTCATGTATATCTTTAACATAGCCTTAGCTCCTGAAGCCTTAGCCTTACCTGTCGTATTCTCAAACCAACATTCCATGATAAGAGGATTGTTCTTAACATCAA